TAGCGTTCAAATCGTTATCTGCGGTGCCCGAACGCAGGTTAGAGTTGATAACTCTTTCTGCAATGAACTGAAGCTCTTTAGGAATAATAAGCTTCATGCCGCGTACAGCAATCTTTAGACCACGCTCATCAGTTAGACCAGCAATGTCAATCAACATCTGCTCAAGCGAAGTCTCGTTGAGGTCCGCAGCAGTTGCCAGAATGTTTGTCTGGTTGCCTGATAGGCTTGGGTGCGCATTTGAACAAAGTGCTGCACCATCACCAATAGCATTTGCTCCCGTGCTGAACGCATTGTTCAGAATAGCGGCAGCTTTAATCTGCTTGGTTTGAGCCATTGAACGAGCCAAGGCTTTGGTGTAGCGCGATGCAAGACGATCATAAAGATTATCTTCAATCGCTTCCTCAGTGATTGAGAAAGCAAGCGCAATGGTTTCGTGTGTGTAACGAGCAGTGTAAGTTTCCTGTGCATCGTCAAAGCTGATGGCAGTGCCTTCACCTTTTACGGGTGCCGTGGAAAAACCACCAAGCATAACTTCCTCTTCAAAGGCTCTGTCCGAAGACTCCTCTTCAAAGATTTCGCTATGCTCATTCTCGTAACGGTTGTATTCCAGCCCAAACAAAGCATTAAGGCCGGGTTCTAGCTCTTTCGCTAGTTGACTTCTTGAAATAGCCATTTGTTAAACCCTCCTTAAATGCCCGTCGATGTCGCAGTAGTCTGCGAATCGAAACGGCTGGTTGGTGCGTTGAAATGAGCGTTCAGTCGCACAATCAGAGGAATACCAGCAGCAGTGTAATCACTGTTACCCGCATCATCCATAATACCTACGATACGAAGCGGTAGCGTCGCAGTAGTATTGATTGTTGAAACGCCCAAGGCGGATGTTGAACTTCCGTTGTCGGAAGAACCTGACCTAGCAGACGTGCCAAGTGACGCATTCGCGAAGACTGCGGCTTGAGCAGTTGCTCTGTCGGTTAAAGAAGCGTCAGACGCTACTTTAAACAGTTGGTTTGGATTGTCAGCTACAAACGCCTTTACAGGATGATTTGTATCTACGCTAACAGAACCCGAACCGGGCCAGTAGTTAATGAAAACCGGTTTCTTAGAAACCGAATCGACGTACTCCACCCCCATCAGGACACCCAATGCTTGCGTAGTACCACCATTGGTAGCACCAGCTTGGTCAATAACGCCAGCGGCCAGAGGCACACAGATAGCGTACTGATAAATAGCATTGGTGTTATTGGATGCGATTTCGTACTGAGTTACCCCAGTTGAGTTAGTCGCAGAGCCATTAAGCCCGATAGGACGAAGACCATAGGCAGTGTTTTGATTTGCCATTTTAGTTTCTCCTAATTAGGGCAGCCCTATTTTTTCGGGCCACCGAAGGTTACACGAGATTGACGATCAGCATTACTGATCCTCATAGTTGAGTGTGCATTCTCGCGCATCATATCGTGGTCAACTGCTTCCATCTGATCCCGACTACGTTTGTTAAAGTAGTCAGTCCGTTCTTGGACAGTTTCAATCGGTATTCTTGCGAGAAGCAATCCGCCTACTCCAAACACACCTTCGTATTTACCTGATTCGACAACTGGCGATTCAAAGTCAGGGTATTCATCCTTACGGACCAATTCCCAACCCTCTCGCATTTTGGCACTGATGTTCTTAGTATCATCAAATCCACGCGTCTCGGCACGAATCCAACGATGCTTGAAACCATCAGGGGCAGGTGGTGCATCTAACATTGACGGGGGAGCCCATGGCTTACGAATAGCCTGTTTTTCCCTAGATTCATTTGCGCGAGAAGTACGTTTCATGCCCGAACTTGTTTCTTTCATTTGTTCTGTCATTTCATTTACTCCTTCACGTATTTCGCATATTCTTCAAGCGGCACACCCAATTTTTTCGCTATCGCGACTTGGCTAGGGGTGAGTCTAACCTTTTTCCCACTGCGCCCAGATGTGTTTCTTGTGGCTCCAACAACCGTCTGAGCGGGTCGTTTATTGGTAGCCGTAGCACCCGTATTAAACTTAGAAGCA